TTTCAGGTGTGTCAAAATCAACACCCTGCGCGTTCATTTCGTTTTGGAATTCTGAGAAATTGTTAAAAATTATAGAACATTTTTCATTATTACTATCCCTACCATTAAATTTAAATTCTTGCACTGATAAATCCAAATTAGGTATTTCCGCATCATTTTCTGGTGTACCATACCAATCAGTCGCCCTTTTTAATAATACTCTCGCAGTACAACCACCAATAGTTATTGTAGGGAAGGCTGGGTTACCTAATGTTCTTATTCTTATCCTATGTTGTTTAAATGTTGGGTTACCTTGAAAATTATTACTAAAAACAGGAACAGGTATTCCGAATTGGTTATTTTCAAAACCTACTCTTTCCTTACATTCAAAATCACAGAATTTGTCTTTTTTAATTTGTCCAAATTTCCTTTTTGACTTTTTTAACTTATATTGTCTTTTTATTAGTGGGAAATATAATGTACCACCCACCCAATCATTATAAAAGTCAAATTTTAACATCCGTAAGAAAACCGCAACAGGTTCCAATAAACAAGATGCCCAATCTTTAATGCCAGGTGTTTGTCTACCACCACAATTCACACAAGCAAATGGTTTAACATAAGTTCTATTACAAGCTGGTGAAAAACCTTGTAAGTTAATTAAACTTATTTCTAATTCAACACCTTCATCTGCACACTTTAATGGAATCAACCCTATTCTTTGACAACATCTTCCACCACAACATCCGTCTTCTGGTCCCCCACATATTGATGGGTTTTCTATGCAATCATTATTACCACAACAATTAAACTCTTCACCATTACAACCATCTTTACAATTATTACATAGAGTAGTAGAGAACAAACATTTTCTTTTTAATCTCCAACACTTACCAAATAATGGAAACCCACCTGTACTACTACATGCAGCCTTTTCTGCTTGATCAGTAACACCCTGGCAATTTCTTAATTTTATTTCATTACCATCGGCATATTTCCATCTTCTACATTTAGTTGCTGGTTCACTACTAGGTATACCACCTGCAGGATCCCAACAATCCTCAAAATTGTAACAATATAATCCTCCATTTGGTCCAAATCCTGAACTTGTTTTCGGACACCAAAAATCGGCAGAACTACTAGCCAATCCATTTGCATCACCACCTATTAGTTCCCAATTATTTCCTAAATTACTATCTTTAGGATATCTACCTTGATGTCCTATTGCACCACCAGTTATAGTTGGTCCAGTAGCAGGATTATCAGCAAATTTACAATATGTGCCACTATTACCATTACAAACAGTTAATGGACTCCCTAAAGCTTTCCACCCATTAAGTGGTGTAGGTACATTAAATACTTGAGTTTCTAAATCACCACAATTTCCATAACCACCATCAAAATCACCACCACTAACTGTATCAACATCAATATCTGTTGTAAATGCACTATCCCCTTCATCATTAGCAAATCCACCACCAGTATCCCAAACACTACCGTTCCACCTTTCAACTACATATCTCGATTGTACTCTACTATTTTTATAACTTTCTGTACATATTCCAGTAGGAATTTTTATATTACAAATTAAAGTTATAAGTCCATTTATAAATTGTATAATACCATTGATGAACCCTACTATATGCCCAAATAAAACAACCAATATACAAATAATACTATATATTGGATTAATTGTTGTGTCTGTTCTATTTGTTGGGAATTTGTTAACTCCTTCTGCGTTTATAATATCTTTAATCCCTATAAACCCTCTGGATTCATCTTTTTGATCAAAAGCAATGGGAGTTTTTTGCATTCTCCCAATATATTGTTTTACCGTGTAAACTTTCTTCCATCTAAAAGGGAAAAACTCTTCTAAATAGTTATATTGGTTTGTTATGTCATCTTCATATTGTGTACCTAAAGTTGTTTGACTTAATTGTACATTCTTAGTAAAAGGTCTATCTTTTTTTAATTGTTTTATAGAAAACTCCCCAAAACTAAAGTTGTTGTTTGTATTAGGTACTAAATATTTCGCCCTTTGTCTAAGTCTTTTATCATTAGATGTTGCGTCCATAGACACTCTAAATCTATAATCTCCTTCTGTCGCAATACCTTTAATTCCGTCAGGTGATGGAACTAAATTACCAAACTCATCAGTAACAACCTTCCTAATATTCATAGGTACTAATACCGACCAGTTACCATTATCATCTATAGAGTTATCATTAAAGTCAAATGTTTCTATATTCCCATCTACAGTCCTTCTAATAGCCTCAATCTTACCTGGTCCTGTGATAACCTCATTAAGTTTACCCATCTCTCTGGCGGGTTTACAATTTTTGTTTAATGAATCTTTTTCGTCATCAGAAAATATACTACCCATAAAGATTGCGGTAGGTGTAATTGATATATTTGGTTCGATATCATACCTATTAATACCTAAACCACTACCAACACTTAAACTATCACACCAATAAGGTTCTACTGTGATAGGAATGTTTTCAGAAAATATTTGTGGTAAACTATCTAAGTTATTAGAACCTTTATATTTAAATCTACTATTAAATAAATCGTCACTATAACCATCTTTGTCTATCATTTCAAAAGGTCTTATCGAAATAAAACCAATATCACTTACATCCATATCGTAATGTAAGAAATGATCCCCTACAGGTACCCCAAATAAAATATAATCACCCGCTTCATTAGTTACCGTTGTGTACTTATAATATTTTTCATATATTTCTAATGTTGTATTATCATCTAATACTTCTCTTTTCTTTGGAAATGTGCCTACTGGTGTGTGATCAAATGATTGTTGATTTTTAGGTAATAAATTATACCTAACACCATTTTTATTCTTTTGATCAGGAAATGGTTCTTTATATGGATATATTGCAGATTTTACTGGGTCACTTAAATCGGAATCTTGTACAGGAACAAATATTGAAACTTTTACATTTGGTACACCGAACCCATTATTGACAATTACTCTACCCGCTACTACACCATAATCAGCACAAAAGTTTTGGTAATCGTCTTTTTGAGAAATTTTAAGGCTTAGTATCTCTAAGTGATCATAGTTTTGATTAAGATCAACATTTACTTGTATATAACCATTGTTCTCTTGACCTGGTGTTGTCCTAATTCTGTATGACTTAGACATATACTAATCATTATTTTTTATCTTCGTTATCGTAAATTTCTACTTCTTCAATCTCTTCATTAACATAGTTAGTAGTTTTTTCAAATTGTCTTTCTCTTTTCTTTAAAGTTCTTTTTACCTTAAATTCTGCATATTTTGTAAAAATACCCATAAAAAAGTCTTTAAACTTTTTAGATGCTGCAGGTAATTTTTTAGGTAAAAATAAAGTAAGAAACAATTGTACTACTAATACTAATATAATAAGTGGTATTGCAACTACTATAACTAAAAACGTAACTATTTTTAAAAAAAATGTTAAATCGTATAGATTATCAGGTAATAATTTTATTGTGTCTATACCTTCTGTGTTAACTGTGTCTTCATTTGATTTTTTACATGTACTACATCCCATAACTTTAATTTTATTATAAAACTAATTCATTTTTTTAAAAAGTAATTATTATGAAGTGGAAATTGTCACTTTAATATCTTTATTAGGGTATTTAACTTCAAACATAGCATTAGGTTCCCCAAATAATGTATATCTACCTAATAAATCTATTTGTCTTGTTTCATCATCAATATATGGCTGGGCGACTTCATTAAGAGAATACTTACCATTCTCATTAACTTTATTAAATACTCTTAAATCTGTAACATTTAATACGCCACCAACATTGTTAATATTTTCTACTAACTGAGATATATAGATATTATCTCCCATATCCCATTTATTAATATCCATATAATCTGTAACTTGTTTAATAACACCACTAATAACTTGTCCTTTAGGTACTGCCTTTTCTATAAAAACATCTATCTCAAATGCCAAATTTAAAACTCTACCGTTTTTAATTGTAACATAATCATTAATCATTCTAAAGTCCGCCAAATACTCCGCAATATTTTGCTTCAATGCGGAAGTTGATTGTGTTGTTAATTTACTATTTTCATCTAATGCTAAAATAGAAACATTAACTTTATTTCTTTCTTCATACACACCAGTTCTAAATGGAACTCCAAATTGACCAGGCATTAGTGGTACTCTACTTTGATAGTCTTTTATTGTAACACATCTATTTTGTGCGGAAAAATTATATCTAATTAAATTTCTGATTTCATCTACAGATGGTTGTTCTTTACCACCCAATGCGGGAATAGGATTATTAACACTAATACTTTGTCCAATAATTCTATTAGTATTACTATCATCACCATTTATAATAGGAATAACAGTACCTAATGATGTTATAGTGTTTGGACCAATATTACTATCTTCACCACCACCAATTCTATATCTAATAAAAAGAGTATTGTCTGTTTGAGGTATTTCCCCCAATGATAAATTGTTAACTGTTTTACCTATCCTCTCTATTTGTCCTCTACAACCCACAAATTCATTTAATTCTGATGTGTCTTGATCACCAGCACCAAATATAATTTTACAAAATCCATTATCAGTATATTCTTTAATAAATCTTTGTGGTGAATTTTTCCATTTACCTACAACAACACCTTCTCTATCTGATACCGCATTTTCATCGACTACATACACTTGTGCTTGTGCTAATGCAGGTACTTCGTACCAATTAAGATCGAAGTCCGAATATTCTTCTTCGGTTGGTTGATTAATGAAATTAGTACCTTCTTTTGTTATAATATTTTCAATTGACAATACATTGTTTTCAGGTAAAATAATTTCTAAAAATGGTTTATAGTCATTTCTAGTTAAAACTTTTTTAAATGTTTTAGTTATACCATTAACCATTATTTCTCTCTTAGTTAAAGAATAGTTTTGTATAGTACCTGTACCATCTATATTAGGTATTATAAGTCTATTTGGTATTCCACCAGTAGTAAATGGGGAAGAAAAATCACAATCTTCTAAAAGTTCGAATACTTTACCCGCTCCAGATGCTTGTGAACCTTTTAATATTTTAGGTGCGTAACTAATGTCAAATGTGTCACCCTTAACAGGTATATTAGTAACTGTCCAATCTACAATAGTAATACTAGGTCTTTTCCCCGGAATATTTAAACCAAAAGTTCTTGCCAATTCTAATACTGAAGATCTTTCTTGCGCATAATTTATTTGTGTCTCGTTAAACATTCTATCGGTATGGAATGATAACATATCACCTACCGCAGCATTTAATTCCAATAACATCATACCTACTGATGCGTCATTAAAATCTGAAAATGTTTCTGGATAATATTTTTGTATGAATTCTATCAGTTGTCTTCTTACATCTGCGAAATTCCTAGCATTATAATCAATTTTTTTTACCATATATTAAAAAGTTAATGTCACAGTATCAGTACTAGAAAAAGAATCTTCTGTAACTGTAAATGTTATTTCTACAACAATAGATTCTTCTACCTCATTATTTCTAAAAATAATACTATTAATAATTAAATTAGGGATATACTTTTTTATGGTATCATTTAAGTTATCTCTAATTTCTTCATGTGTAATACTATCATTAGGTTCAAATATATATTTCTTTAAATCACTACCAAAATCGGGTAAATATAGTCTTTCACCCTTATTAGTTAATAAAAGATGTAATAAATCAGCCCTAATAGCGTCTCTCGATGTTTGATTTAAATTTAAATAAAAACCTTTGTCACTATCCTTAAAAGGGAAATCAATATTTATATAATTAGTCTTTGCCATTTGTTTATAAATATTGTACTATAAATTTTTTGAAAAGAAATGGTAAAATATATAAAAAAATTTATTTACATTCTATTTTCATTTTAAATATTGTTTCGGCTAGCGGTGAGAAAACTAATATAGTTATTTTTTCTTCATCATCTTTTAATTTTTTCATAGTAAATGATCTATCACCTTTTAAAACATCTCCATAACTATCATATATATCTTTTAATTTGGTTTTAGTGTTTTTTATACCATTAGTGATTTTTTCTGCGTTTCCATCACCATTTTTAAATATGTTATTAATTGGTGTTCCACCAACCTTACTTATTTCCGCGTTTATAGACTCTAATAAACCGTCATTTTGTTTATACCATACTAACTCACCTGCGAAGTTTCTAGGATACCTATCAACTATACTAGTGTCATTTTCACTTGTTATTTTACTAGGGAAAATGTCTTTATAAAATCTATTTTTAATATCATCAGGGACACTAGCCATTTTATATAACCCTTCAGACTTGTTATAAACATCCCCAACAAAACCACTCCAAAATTCTTGTTCACCATATTTTATGTAGAACGCATCTGGTACAATTAAAGGATCGAAAGTAATTGTTACTTCACCCGTTCCTGAGAACGGCCATTCTGTTTGTAACGATTTATTTACAAAATTATTTTCTTTTTTTCCTCTACCACCTTTTATATCATAAGTTTGATTACATTTAGGTGGGGTTTTCTTTTTTTCACATTTACAACTTTCCCCCGCAGTATTTAATATTTCATCTTCTTTTTCACATACACATGTGATATTACCTTCAGCGTCTTTTTGTTCTTTTAATCCCGCCTTACATTTACAATTATTAGTTTCTTCATCCAGTTCTTGACAAGTCGGACATTCTTTTTTCTTTTTACAATTACAATCGTCATCTGGTTCTGAACCATCCTCACACACACACTTACCATCTACCTCTTTTAATCCAGGTTTACATTTACATTCACCTTTATCGTCTTCCTCTTGACACTTAGGACATTCTTTTTTTTCTTTACATTCACAATTTTCGTCAGGTGGTTCATTAGTTTTTTCACAAACACACTTACCATCTACCTCTTTTAATCCAGGTTTACATTTACAATTACCTTCTTTATCCTTTTCCATACAAGCATCTGTACACTCTTTAGGTAACTCATAACATAAAGTTGCAGTACATAAAACTATTTGTCCTGGGTTAATTTTTCCTTGACTTATGCGTGTCTTCCAATTTTCATCAACCTTATTTTCAGTATAAATTGTTCCACCTTGCAAATATTTAGGTTTTAAATTAGGATCAATCTTAATTCCTTCTTCTTCCGCCTTTTTTGTAAGTTTTTCTTTAAGTGCTTTATATAAATTTTCTGCCCTTCTACTTGCTAATTGATTATTTTCACCTTTTTTACCACTATATGAAGATAATTTTTTACCTGAAAAAGATTTAATTTCCCAATCACTACACAACCCATCATATAAATTACCCCTGCGTTCCCATTTTTTACACCAGTTATTATCAAAGTCTGGTTCTATTGTACCCTTATAGTAATTACTTGCAAATCCTTGTAGAGTTATTTCTGTAATAAACATTGACCCACCTTTAACTTTTGCCTGATTAAAGTCGGGATTATTTTTTACTACAGTTTCTAAATTTTTTATGAAGTTTGTTACCGCACCACTATTTTCATCAACATCAACAACAAATTCACCTGAAGCTTTTATAACTATACAATCATTTGATTTTTTTGTGTCATCATTTGTTTCTGAAGATTTAGTTTCACCTCCACTATTGAGATTTACTTCTGAAGATTTAGTTTTTTCCACATTAGTTGATCCCCCAACTGTGGTAGAAATTTCATTAATAGGTGTACCTTTTTCATACACCATTAAATCTTTCATTCTATTTAATTGTTCTAATAAATTTCTCATAAAAAATTTTGCCAGTTAAAAAAAAACTGTTATATTTGTTATATAAATATAAAACAACTATGAAAAATTTAATTATTATCTTATTTATTTTAGTTCCAAACTTAATATTTTCTCAAACATATTTCACTCACGAACAAATCGTAAAAATTACAAAATCTAAGAGATGGGAATCTGATGTTAAAATTTTTATCTACGGTGATTGTGATTCTGTTAGTAAAAACACTATATATGAAACTATATCTCATTTCAACAATTTAATGGAAACAGTTCAAATAAGGGTTGTTGATAAAAAAGAAGATGCAAATACTATTATCTATTTTTTAACAGATAAAGAGTACCAAAATTTATTTTCTTATTGTGATCATAGTGACAATCTTGGTGCAACATATGTTAAAAGATCGTTAGACCTTAAAAATACTATCATTGAGGGTGATGTACACATAGACACTCAATTTAGTAATAAAGAAATACAACACACTATCAAACATGAAATGTTTCATATGTTAGGATTCCATCATCACAAAGACGAAAGTTCGACTATTATAAAATATGCAGGTAATTTTACCAAAAAAGATGATGAAATGATTAAATATTTATATTCTAAAAAATTTCAATTTTAAAAAAAAGTCAGCGGTTAGGCTGACTTTATTACTATGTTTTTAAGTTTTTATCCTTAATTTGTTACAACATTTGTATTACCTCTTTGATGTTTTGGTTCATAAGGGCAATGTAAACATCCATTACCACAACATCTACCTCTTCTTATATGGTATGATTCAGTCATAACCATATTACCGTTTTTATCATAATAGAAATCAGTAGAAAGGAGTTTGTTACCAAACTCCCTTATATACAATTGTTGTACCCAATCTTCTGATGGTTTTACTGTCATAACTATACAATTTCACAAGCTCCACCAGCACAAGCAACTTCACCTGATAGATTAGTATTATCTTGTAGTTCAACAACCTTAGTCAAATCTACATTACTTAATGATCTCATCATTGATTCATATGTTGAGATGTCGCAATCCTCAAAAGGGGCTTGTTGGTACGTGCCTCCATTATATGGTAATACAGATAAACCATTGTAATGTTTTCTGTTTTCCCACATCCATTCTCCAGCAAGTTCCCAATCTTCTTCTTTTAAAGATATTGTGGCAGATACATTATGTGTATTCTGTCCACCTCTGTGTCCATACTTAATCCACTCCTGCGATACTTTCTTAACACGATTCAATAATTCAAAAGGTGATTCATATCTTAAGATAGAACCTTCTGGTGACTTTTGTGGGATAGATATTACTGCAGTATCGTGTGGACGGAATACTTCATCTTCTACTAATTCTGGATGATGAATTGATAAATAGGTATAAATTGCCTCATTTTTACCAACCCTAATTCTTCTGATATAATAGTCATTATGCCATGCATGAATTCCTGAAGATGTCCCTAAAACCAAAGATGATGTACCTGATGGTTTTACCGTTGTTGTTCTAGCTGCTTTATTAATACCAATTAAATTTGCAACTCTTTCGTTTTCTTCTTTAACTGCTTTAGCTGCAGATTTCATATCATAACCCAACACAACACCTGATCCAATACCTGTCATACCAACACCTATTAATGCATCTTTTTGTGTAGTTCTCTTCCATACATCTCTTAGATAATGAAAGTCTGTATATCCCGCCTGTAATGTTCCAATAAACGCAGCACCTTTAACTCTTTTTTCAAAGTCTTCTTGTGAATCAATGTCAGATGCGTTTACTTCACATAGGTTACAGAATTGATATGGTCTCAAACCTATTTCACAACAAGGATTAGTTCCCCAATCTTTATCGTTTGAGAAATAGATTCCCGGTTCACCTGCCCCACTTAATTCAATTCTTTTCCATAGATCTAAGAAAAACTCTTTAGTTACTTTGTGTCTTAATAATACCGCAGAATTGTTAGCTCTACCTCTTTGTGGATTAAGTTCCCACCAAGCACCAGATTTACAAGATATCATTTCATCGTCATCTGCACTAAACAAACTAATTAAAGCTGCTCTACGGATACCTCCAGCAAGAACTGCATCTGCAATATGACATATAATATCGTGAGTTTCAATAGAGGTTAGTTTATCACCATCTGATTTTGCATCTAATACTTTCTTAATATTATGGATACAATCCTTTAGTGGCTGAGGTCCAGGTGCTTTACCTCCTGATGTTACTAATAGCGCACCTTTTTGTCTGATATCAGAATAATCAAACGTTGGTGATGAGGATTTAACCCCAAAATAAGACTCCACTAATACTTTAATTGCATCCGCCCATCCCTCAATAGAATCACTAATAAGATATCTTCTACTCCTATTAGGATTTGGTTTTCTAATTTCAGGTAATGCATCTACATGGTGTTTTTGTACTGAGAATCCTACTCCCGTTCCACCTAATAACAAAAACATTGTTTCTGAAAATGCATCAACATGATCAATAGGTAGATATGCACAATTATAAATTCTATTAGGAGATATTTCAATTGGTTTACCTCCAAACTGTAAACTTCTCATAGAAGGTAATATTTTTTTATCATATACCATCTTATATACATCCTCAATCTCATCCTTTATATTAGGATATCTTTTTTGATGCATTTCTTTATTTCTTGTTACTAACTCTTCCCAAGTCTCTCTTCTATTTTCTTTGGGTAAATATTTGGCGTATTTCATATACACCGTAATGTCTGATAAAATCTTGTTTGATAACTCCATTTTTTTAATTTTTTTTCTCATTTTTTTAGGGGGTAAAAGTCCCTTAATGACTTATAAATAAACCACTAAAGTTACTCCCTAATTTTAATTAATTATTATTTATAGAACTTCTTTTTTTCTCTATCGTTTGTGCGATAAAATCAGACGTTTTCTTTTTCTGTCCTTTTTCATGTTGTAAAAGTGTTACGTCTGTACTTTCGCTTGTGTCGATAGTCAATGTACCATTGTCAAAAACAATGTCATCGAAAACAACTCCGTCCCTACCAAAACGAGATTTAAGAATGGCTAATGTTGCTCTTCCTTCTTCTTTCTGATCTAAAGTTTTAGCAACTGATAAAATAAAATGTCCTATCTGCCCTTTTTTGATTGATCCACCCATCATATTCGCTTCAACCAAATCGGCACCAATTGCACTTCTGTTACCTTGTACCGCAGTCCAACCAGCAATATCTAATTCTGCTAACATAGTTTCGAATTGTCTCATAACATTTCCTTCACCACTATACTCGTCTTTGAATTGTTTTGTCGGTTGAATACAATCAATGTAATCAACAAATACAATATCTGGTTTAATTCCAGATGAAATTAGTTTACGTAAGTATTGTTTGATGTGTGGAATAGTTGTCCCATCACTAGACATTTTTTTAAGTATTAGGTTATTTTCTAAATTTTGGAATCTAGGTAGGAATTCTTTAACCTCTTCCTTTCTATCCCCTAATTGACTTAACTCAATACCTGTAAAACATGTTAAGTGTTTTCTCTGAATTACTTTTACATTGTCCTCAAAGAAAATTTGTACCACATTTTTACCTTCTAAATACGCAGTGTTCGCCATTCTAGTTATTAATGTTGTTTTACCAACACCAAACGCCGCTAGAATAACACCTAACTCACCTTTAGATAATCCACCACCCATTAGATTATCAATACCTACCAAACCAGTTGCAATAGGATTTCTAAAATCATCAGCTAAAACGTCTTCGATTGCGTGAAAAATATCCACACCTTCATCTTTTTCAGTACCAACAGATATTGCCTGTTTAACTAATTCCTCACACTCATCGTACCTATCAAAATCCCCAACGTCTAAGATTTTTTGAATTTTTTGGGTAGCCTTCTTAAGTTCTTGTTGTTTGCAGAACTTAATGGCAACATCTTGTGTGTGTAAACAGTCTCTATTGTCAGATTCTCTAACCTCTTTAATTAGTTCAGTAGCGGATTCTCTAGCAATTTCTCTTCTAACTTCACTTTTAATTATGTTAAAGATGGTTTCATAAGATGGAATAGTCTCGTATTTTTCATAGTAATCTTTTATACCAGCAACAACTAGTCTCATATATTCATTATCGAAATAATTTGGATCGATAATCGAAATAATACTTTCTGAAAACTTATGATCTTCTACTAATTGTTTAACTAATTTTACTTGAAAACTATATCCTAAATAACCTAAATTTAAACTCTCATTTTTCGCCATTCTTTATCTGATTTTAGTTATTAATAAATATACCGTCAAGTTGATAACCGCACAAATTTTTTGTATAATTTTTCATACTTAACCCCTGTTGCACGTATTCGATGATTTTAGGAATAATTTTTCTTATATCTACATCGTATCTTACGTTTGGTGGGTAATCATTACCACTAAAAATTCTTTCACATACTACTTTTCCTTTAACTTTTATCTGTATAGTAAAGAAGTCTTCATTTTCATAAATATCGACTGGCGATGACTCTTCTTCGGCAGTCGTTGCGAAAAAATTATAATATCTTTCCATATAGTCGTATGTTTTATTTTTAAACATATCTCTAATTAATTCTGTTACTGAATCAATAGTTTCTTTTAATTCATAAGAATATAATGAATCTTTATTAAAATCTACCACTGGGAAGTTTCTACCAACTATAGGGTTTCCATTAATCATAAATAGGAATTCATACGGATAATTTTTATAGTTCTTTTTCATAATCTAAACATTTAATTTTTTAAAATAATTTTTCTCTTTTTTTATAATTGATAAGAATGGTTGTAAAAAATTTATATAACCATCTCTACCGCCAGGTATTGCCCACATTAAACCATCTTCTATCATCATATTTATAACGTTTTTAGTTTCTCTACCTTCAGGATCTATAGATGTGGAAAATAGATAATCTAATTCGTTTTTACAATCTTCAGTTAGTAGTGGTTCTGACAAATTTATTAACTTTTCATTAACCTCATATATTAGTTCTTTTTGCGAACCTTTGGTAACTTTGTTTAATATATTATCTAGTGTTGTCAACCTATCTTTTCTTTCTTTTTGTATTTCTTCAATTTTACTGAAAATATATTCCAAAGTCAAAGTTTTTTCCATTATTTCAGGAAAATATTTAACTAATGTTTTTTCACTAACACCAGTTATACCTTTTATATTATCACTAACATCACCTGTAATCATTTTAATTAATTTTAAATTAGATGGGTGATGATCGAAATCTACTAAATAGTTTTCTTCAGTAACAATCTTTTTAAGGTTTATAACGTAAACTGAAACTTTTTGATTTATTAGTTGACACAGATCTCTATCATTGGACATAATAACCACTTTCTCATCATCTGAGATGTTTTTTACATAATATGCAATAGAATCATCCGCTTCAACAATATCATCTCTGTATTGTCTTATAAATAACTCTTCACAGTAAGAAATTAATCTTTCTTTTTGTAAATATAAATCTAATTCTGATGGTGGTTGTTCTTTGTAGAAATCTTTATCTCTATTGGATTTGTATTCTTTGTATAATTCATACCTTAGTCTACCACTAAAAGTACCATCCCAAAATACATATACTCTGTCAAACTTATTTTCGTTTAACATCTTACGTAACATAGTTAAGAATTGAAAAATACCGCCTATATGGGTTTCTTTATAATAAAGATTCTTAGCCCCATGATAGGCGGTTTTTAACAACGAGTCCCCGTCAACTAATAATGTTCTTTGGAATACTTTTTTCTTACTAGGGATTTTCACACATTATTGGTTAAAGATTAAACAATCAATTATCTGCATAATCAACAGGTGCCTCGATAACATCCCCTTCTTCGACATCAAAATTAATTAATTCATCTCCAACAGTATCAAATACTTCTGCCCAATAATCTTTATAATCATTCTTATATTGATCGATGTATTTTTTCTCATCTTCGATAAAACCATGTGTGGTTGCCAAAATTTTGTTATCTGCATATCCCAAACCATTCATATGATTTTTGTGAATACCTACTTTGGTTCTAATTGCAAAATTAACTTTTCTACCTTTATTTGTTGCACTTAGTTTAGAAACTCCTGAACTTTTTTGGTTACCAAATAAGAATACTAACGCACAGGATAAATAAATTGATTGTCCACCTTTAGGTTGTATTCTAGGTTGTCCAAATGGGTTATCTGGTAATTCTACCCAAGGTTGGTTCACAAACACCATTGTGTTAGTATATGGAGATGTTTCTTTACGTGAAGATGTGATTCTTTGTGCCATACCCATACCCCATTTTTCAGAGATAATTCTAGCAGTATGTTGATTACCACCTTTACCTTCAAAACTCATCTGACAAGGTATTGTACCTATTGAGTCCCAACAGAAAACAATATCATGTGGTATTTCACCATCTCTTTGTGCATTTAAAATTTCTGTTACATAATCAAAAGCTTGTTCAATATAATCAAAACCTAATTTATATAATAAAAACCCATCCCAATAACCTATGACTTCACCAGTTTGTTCATCAACTTCTTCAACATATTCAGTCTCTAAACCCATTTGTTTAGCGTGTTCAAAACTAAATTTTTGTTCCGTAATAATGAATATTGGTAGTATTCCCTTCTTTTGTGCATCTACCGCAGTTTTAATAAGTGCGGTTGTTTTACCAGTATCGGAATGTCCTAAAAGCATATTAATCTGACCCATAGCAGGACCTGGTATTCCTGTCGCCTTATGAAAGGCTTCCCCTAGATCAAAGTACTTTTGTTCTTTGTACTTATCACTAGAGGAAAACTTCTTTCTTATAGACGAAAAATCAGATGCCTTTTTCTTAAGTGGTTGTTTAGCCATATTAAATATTAAAATGGTAATTCGTCATCGTCATCTAAGTTAGAAACCTCAGGATCATTGTCATAAACATCATCATCGTCATCATCATCATCATTATAGTCAGATTCAAATGACTTAGTTGTTTCAGATCTCATCATATTGATTTCTTCTGCTAGTGACGCAGTTTCTTTTTCTTCTTTGTCTTCTTCCGCAACAAATTTCTTTTGTTCAGAATCCCAAATAGGAGTTTTGTTTGTGGCAACAATTTCTAAATACTCATTAGACTTTTTAGAATAAACATCTCTATGTGTTTCTTCATTGTTAATCCACTCATTAGCGTATGTTTTATCTGTAGTAAGGATAGTTACATCATCAGTCATAATAGAATTAACAACACTATGTCCTTTATCATTTCTACCTGATGAAATAATAATATCTCTCCCTTCTCTAGGATCAGTAATATCACCCTTCAGCTTAAACACAGGAATAATTTTATCCATAACACCATCACCAGTTTTCTTATGTTTAAATCTCCAAAATTTAACACCATCAGATTCATTCTCTCTATCAATCCCTTTTACTACGTAGAATTTTCTAGGAATGAATTCTTTCGCCAAAGCTTTCGCTTTTTCAGAACCATCTTCATATAAAGCATCTTTTGCTTCACATAAAGGACAATGTTCCCCATCATTTAAATGATTACAATAGATTTTTTCCCATTTACCATTAACTTGTTTTTCATGATAATAAACTTCGGTAAATGGAGTTTCACCGTTCTTAGTCGGTAAAATTCTAAAAGTTTTTGTTTGTGACTTTACACCTTTCGGTAACTTTTCAGTAAAGTACTTTTTCAGTCTGTCTTCGCTGGAAATTTTGTTTCCACTTTTTGTAGGTTCAGTGTTTTTTTCATACTGAGCCAAAATTGCATCTAAACTACTCATTGTTTTATTTTTTAAATTAATAATATACAATGATACGTATACAATCTTAAAAAGTCAATAGTCTTATAAAGAAAAAACCCCACTTTTGTGAGGTTTTATTATTATTATCTTTGGTTTCTTCTTCTTACTCTAAATGGTTTTCCTCCAGATTTTTCTTGATATGTTTTAAAGTATTTTCTACCCATTTCTTCATCAGGTGAATTAAATTCCCATTTATTTTTTCTATCAGAACCGTATCTACTTTTTCTATAAGAATCAAAGTCCTCAAACTCTTCTTCCTCAAACTCATCATAATCATCAAAATTAGTCGTATTTCTTCTGTCTACTCTATAATCACCATCAAAAGTACCATAATATTCATCATCATCTGAAATATCATCTAATGTTTCTTCTATACCTTCAATATCCATATCCCCATTTAATTCTGTCATTCCTTTGAATTCTCCTGATGTGTCATATGACGGGTAATAATCATCTTCTTGACCCATTCTAATAATATCATCATTACTTAATTTGGAGAAGTTTAAATCTCCAAATCTTGGGTGACCATCATCCATCCCACCTAACTCATTAAGTCTAGATTCTTTAATTACTCTTTTAACAATTCTTTGTAGATCTTTTTCTGTTAATTTTATAATTTTTTTCATATTAATAATTATCTTCTTCTTTATTATTAGAGTCAAAAGATGACTTTATTTGTTTCTCATCAAAATTATCGACATCTGATTGTGTCAATGTATACTCCTCTTCTTTTTCTGTTGCGTCGTAACCTTCTCTATCTTTCCAAAAATCAGTTAATTTAACACTGTAAGGGAATGAATCCATAGATCTCATTTCTAATCTTTCTACTGGTGTAGGATTTCGTCTTTCAATTTCTTTTTCTAAATTATCTATTTTATTGATAACATTGTCCATACCATTAACTTGAGACTCTAATTCGGATAATTTAGACATCAATTCATCCATTTTAGTGTTAACTCCATCTACAGAAGTTTTAGTTTCTTCGGTTTTATTTACTATATCTGTAACATCCACTTCTATTGTATCTTCATCTCCACTTGTTTCATCTGCAAATTCATCTTCTACCTCAGAATCGGTACCAAAAGGATCAGTTTCACCCTCTCCTTCTGTTGGTTCTTCTGTATCCTCTGTATCTTCTTCACCTTCAGGTGCGGGAGTTTCTTCAGGAGTTTCTTCATCACCTACATCTGAAAATGGATCTTCCTCCTCTTCACCTGCAGGATCTTGTTCAGTTATGTACATCCCATCAAATAAAAGATCTTCTTCATCTTCTTTTTCTTCGGGAACATAAAAAGTATATTCTAACAATTGTTTATACCTTTTTAAATCTCCAGAAAGTAATTTTTTCTTATCCATTTTACATTAATAATTGTCTACCGTCATTAGTCTTATATACTTTGTTAACTCTCTCAACAATCTCTTTTCCATCATTAATTAAACACTCATCCCCAACACATTCTTCTTTTTGTGATTTAGAATCAGAAAGAAAATTATCTAATTTATTTTCTAATGTTTCTTTTTCCTTGTTGTTTTTACTTGTTTCCATAATACTTTTATTTATAAATATTAAGAATTTAAGAAAAATCCTTATTTATATTGAATATTTTTAATTCCTCATTTTTTATAATTATCATTTTATTTTGATAGATGTCCCAATCAATTTTAATATCTTGATGATTTATATTACCAGTTTCTGTTTCAGTCATATTTTCAATTAATTTATTTAATGCATTAATTGTGTAAAAACATTCACCTTTTTTATGTACAATGATTGTAGGTGGATAAAATGATCTGGTGTCTACCTTTTCATCTTGTTTTAATCTAACCATAAAGGTTAGTATTTTTTTGTCTTCTTCATTAAACGTGTATTGGAATATGTTATTCTCTTTTATTTTAAATCTATTACTAAGATATTTTTTAAAACTTTTTACTTTATCCAAATACACAAAAGACGCTAAAGTTATAATTTTATCGTTTGTATTCATAATCATAAATGTAAGGTACATATTTGTTCTTATTTTTTAAATTTAAAATAAGATCCTTACATTTATTAAATATCTCTAAATCTACCAAAGTATTGTTTTCTAAATTCCTTACTTTATTTATTATTTTTTCTGTTCTATTTTCGAACAAAGAGACAACGTTTAAATCGATACCAAAAATTATGTTTTCACCATATATGTAAACCATATTAGTATCTGTTATATAGGTTATTGGATTTTTTAATGATAATATTTTTCTGATAATTCTAAAATTAACATTTCTTTTTCCCATTATAATATCTAAATAAACATATGGTATATTATTACCAAAAGAATTATAACAATAAGTTATAAAAGAATCCAAATCTGTTTCATATTCTGATTTTCTTTCTTTAGTGGAAAATGTCCAAAATAATTTTTGATTTATTTTTTTATGTAAAATAGAAACTTGATCACCTAATAACTCCTTAGTATTTTCCCAACCAATTATCAATGTGGGTATATTTTGATCAATAGTATCTAGTTTACGACAAATTTTAAAATTTTCGTTATCAATTTTAGAAGTTGTTACTATATTTCCAACATACATATTACAAATATAATAATTTTTTTATTAAAAAACAATTAAGGGTTATTATAATCAATTAATGGTGTAAGATCTTTAAGCGTAAATACATTTAACACATTTTCAAATGTGTTAAAACTTGATTCTTTACCCGGAGGATTATACTGATGTGAAATATCGATACAAAATCCATAAGATGCTGCGGTTCCTAAATTTGAGAATTCGTATGCCGTTTTTGTTTTAGTATCGGATGTTCCTCCCGAAATACCTTTCCAAACATTTATAGAAGTAGATATTGCATTTTCTTCAGTATCATTTAATAGAAATGGATTTTCAATAGCCCTATAATTATAATTGTCATAATATTGTTTTCTACCTATAAGGTATAAATAACCTCTAGGTCTAAATCTATATGCATCACCCTTAAAAATATTGTAATAATTAGTATATTTATATAACTCCTTTTCTTTATCTTCTAATTTTTTATATTCTTTATCTAATTTTTGTTTATTCTGTTCATCTGTAGTAGAAGTACCTGTTATTGAATTTATTTTTTTTCTATTATTAGTTTTATCTTCATTAATTTTATCATTTACACCTCTTTCATCTAATACATTATTACCTTTTGGTGCATATGCAATATCATTTGTTGTTCCCGCAGTAAATAGAGGTATTGAAGATAAATAGGTGGATTTTTGGGCATCAATAATAGGATCATATAGTGGGTCACCTACAGTTACATATTTACTATTATTAGTTAAGCCATAGTAAAGTGTATTACTTCCATCTTTAACAGGTACCTCATTAATATCTAACTCCCAAGGCATTTCTTTATTAGAAAGATTATTAGAGTTTGATAACATTGCCGATATAAAGGTAGTTACTTGTGAATTTGTTTCTATTTTATTTTTAGGTAATTCTATATTTAAATATTTTACTATACTTTTTAATTTCTCATCGGTAAATTGGGTAACTCCTATTTGTTTGAATTTATCAATACCTCTAGTAAATCCGTCACTTTCGGTACCAAAATTTGTTTCAAAATCAAACCGTTCTGTTGGATTTAATACACCTATTTTAAATAATTCATTTTTATTATTAAAATTAAAGAATTCTAATTTAGGTATATCATTAATTTCATTTAAATCCAAATCTAATTCCGCAGTAATTTTGTTTGATGGTGGCGATATAAATTTTGATTGTCTAACCCCTTGAAAATTAGTAGTCATATGATTTGGCGATATATTATGGTTTACACTTGTCACTAAATACGCACCATTAAAAAATGGAACATTTTGTAAATCGAAATACATTAATGGTTGTATATTCATACACCCTAATGCGTCAACTTTACATGTGTACGATCTAGTTTTAAATAATCTTAACAAATCTGTACCCACATAAGTTTTTTGTGTGCCACCTCTTTTATCTACTAAATCTCCTAACGCCTTAAAATATTCTCCAGTTTCTTTATGTTCTTGTTGACTAAGTGACACGTTTTTGAAAATAACTTGATTTTGTGCACCAAACGCAACTCTAAATGCGACTAAAGAACTATCATCAGGACTAACCATATCAGGTGGTAAATCACCTTTATCATTTGGATCATTGGGGTTAGGGAAACTAAAACCATCATTTTTAAAATAATAATTATTTCTTTCTCCAATATCTAAAACTTCTGATGCTCCACCAACATAAATACAACAAAAAATTGGTCCTGTCTGAGAATTAACTTCTAATTGTGTTTGTGGTTGAAACATCTTAGCCACTTCCTTAGAGTCTTTATAATCTATATATGTTGGTAGTATTTGAAATAAGAAATTACTATCTCTTAATAATTTAGACATAAAAAAGTAAACGCTAGTATTTAAATTACTTCCTAAAGTTAAAAAACTTTTAAGGTTAAATGTAGCTTCTGAACCAATATTCCTCCAACCCCTATCAATAAATTTAAAATACTCAATTAAATCTTTATCACCTCCACCACATATATTAAAAGCTCTACGATCACCACCAACCCATTTATTATTTATGTTTTTAAAATAATTATATATTTGTAACTTTTCTAATGTCGCCTTTTTTATTTCTTCGTCTGTTTTAGGTTCAGGTATTAAATCTCTTTCATTTTCTACCACACCAAACTTTTTTATTATAATATCTATATAAGATTCTATTTCAGTTTTGGGAACTGTTAATCCATAATTATTTCTATTTGGATTAAATATATTTGGGTTTAATATTATTAAATTAGTTGTTTTTTTTAATTCATCTAAAATTTGTTTTTCCGCCAATTGTAAGTCTTGAGTACTTGTAGGTAAATCATTTTTTGACGGTACCATACGTTTCATTTTTAACTCTAAAAAACCATTTTTTGTATTATTAAAATTTCCTTGATCAACCCAAATTTTAAATTTATTTATTAGAGCATTTTTTACTGAACTTGGTAGGGATATTAATTCGTTTTCTAAAACAGATGATGTATTACCAGTATTAAGATATCTATGATACCCTAAATTAATATATCTATCTTTACCTGAATCAAAAATAGTATAATTACTAGAACACCCAGAAGCATTCATATTAAAATCTATTGTGAATTGGTTCTCATACCTCATTAACAAACCACCTAAATAATAAACATATGTGATAGGTATATTTACTATTCTAGCACCATCAAATACTTTTTTATCCCCAAAAACACTTTTCAAAAATGAGTCTTCAAATTTTCTAAAAGGAAAAGTAGAAAGTAAAAGTAACGCCCTAGCATAATTACTATCCTGTTGTTGGTATAAATTACTACTGATTAACGTATCCCCA